CAGACCGAAGGGATAGGCGCGGTCTACAAAGGCCTGGCAATCGGGACACAGCAAGATGGTACTACGCTGCTGTATGCTTCGAACTTCCGGCACGGCACTGTAGATGTCTTCAACGACCAATGGCAGCAGGTGAACAGTCTGACCGATGGCGACCTGCCCGCCGGCTACGCGCCGTTCAACGTGCAGGTGCTCGACGGCCATCTGTTCGTGACTTATGCCCTGCAGGACCAGTTCAAGCACGATGACGTGGCCGGTTCGCATCATGGGTTCGTCGATGAATTTTCACTCAGCGGTCAGCTAATCGCGCGCGTCGCGTCCAAAGGCCCGCTCGACTCGCCGTGGGGAATGGCCATCGCGCCACAAGATTTCGGCAAGTTTGCCGGTGACCTGCTGGTGGGCAATTTCGGCGATGGCACGATCAACGCGTATAACCTGCAGACCGACAAATTCGTCGGCCAGCTGGACGGCGTGGACGGCAAGCCGATCGTCATCGGCGATCTCTGGGCGTTGACCCCGGGCAATGACACCAAAGCGGGATCGACCGGTGAGATCTTGTTCACCTCGGGCGTGCAGAATGAGTCGGCAGGCCTGCTCGGCGTCATCGCCCCCGTGCCGGGCCACACTGACATGTTCATGGTGACCTGACGATCGCCGCCGGGCGTTGCGGGCCGCTGGACTTATCGCGATCGAATAGTCTTAGGCCAGTCAGCAGTGCGCCAGTGGTGCGACCGCAGAGGGGGCTAATGGCCCCTGGCGGTGCGCCACCAGTCAGTCTCCGGCTCGGGGTCGTCAGGCTCCGGCTCTATCACCCTGCTGTGGTCGTTCGGATCGGGCGGGAGCCAGCGTTTTGAACGCCGACATTAGTCTGGCCTGCAGCGAGCCGTCAGGCTCAACCGGGGGGCAAGAGACGCTTAGGACGATCCACGGGCCCTCCGACGAGATACTGCTGTGGCTGAAAAGTGACGCCCTCGCAGAAATAGCTAACAAGAGCATAAGCGCCCAATTGCCCTAATCTTTCGCTACCGTTTTGTCGCTATGCTTTTGCCCTAAAGTGGGAAAAGCTTCATGGTCACCCTGGCTCGTTGGTGCGGAGTCGCTGTGCTGCTGACGTTGCTTGCTGGATGCGCCGAATACGAGGCGCTGCCACGCGACTATCAGGCCCAGCAGACGCAAGTCGAACGACAGCAATCGCAGCAAACGACGATCGCTTCAGTGACCGTGCTCGTGAACCGCGCTCTGGAGATCAAGGTAGAGGTCGAGCATACGACGAGCGATGGCTGACGCATCCTCATCGTTTGTGATCGCAAGAGAAGCACGTATTCGCCCCTCGCCATGCTTGGCCTCGTTGAAGCGGAGATCATCCATGATCCCAGCCAGGGTGCGGTGCATGTCCCCTTCGGGGAGGTCTCTTTCGGGTCGAATATGGATCAAGTGATGCGCGGCGGCTTTATAGAGGCGTTCTTGGATGCGGCCGCTTCCGGTCGTTAGGGCCTCGATGGCGCCGTCCAGTTTTTCTAGAGCGTACCCAGTAGTCATGTCCTAACCCTCTTTCCAGCAGCGCCCTCTGGGCCCACTACGCCGACCACACGCTTAGCCTTTGTGGGGGCGTGTACCGATGGAGCTTCCGCTCTACCTCGGCAAAGCGCAGCATCATCACCGCGTACCGTGTGGCGCTGAGCAAGTCATCGCGTTCTTTGACGATCCTGCCATCCTTGCGGTGATAGTGGCGCTTCTCAGCGAACCAGTCTGCTAGGTGGCGAAAGACCTTGAACCGGCCGGTCTGCATTCGGTCGAGAATGCCGATTACACCCGCCTCAACCCCGCTGCCGCCGTCCTCGAAGGTGGCGCGCTCTTTCAGCATCGTGAGGTCCTGCGCTCGATATTGCGCGGCAAGCTCATCCCCAGAACCCTTGTCATGCTGCAGGCCATCGTGTGGCCAGGCACACGGTATCCAACGGCCCCATTGCTTGATCGCGGCCGCGTGAATAATCGGTGTGCTGCGCGCCTCGCGATAGGCATTCGTGACACAAACTACGTCGGCGTCTCGATCATGCGCCAACGACACGGCCGCGAAAGGATGGTCGTACCCGAAGTCCATGCCGTTGATACGCGCCCAATGCCGGGGAATTGGGAACGCATCCACTGAAATGTCGTCGTCGGGAATGGCGAAGACGAGACCCGACCCAAGCGATGGCAGCCCCTTGGTGCGCGCGTCGCGTTCATGTTCGGGGTAACTTGCGATGATCTCTTCGCGCTGCTGAGGCGAGTAGTGCTCCGCGTCCTCCAGGGTCATCCTGGTGACATGCTTGCTCATAGCGACCCACATTCCTCATCGAACAGGTGGACCACTTCCGACATTCCGAGAAGGGGCGTGAACGTTAACCAAACGATGCCGTTCGTCGCGTTCGTCCGCGTCAAGCCTTCGGTGTAAAGGTCCTGCTCGGGCTCTTCATCGAACCAAACAAAGTCCAGCGTCTCGCCTTGCCATTTGGTGCGGCCTTGATCGTAAGACTTGAACCCGAGCGTCGAGACGCCGCCGCTGATATGCTTGACCGTCACGCCATCGAGAGCATCCGGCACACCCTGACGGCGAGCCCAGTCAACGATATCGTCACCCGGCAGCAGGCCGGTGCCCCAGTCGCTTTCCAGCTTGGGTGGACCGACCAACAATTTCTGCAGGCCGTCGCGCGTGACCTCCGCACTTTGAGACCCGGCCCATGCCCGCACTGGCCTCTCCCAGCGCCGCCCCGACCACCAGTCAGGGTAGCGTCCCGTGAGATGGTATGCAGCCTCGGCAGCCCCGCAGAAACTTTTCCCAACCTGGTTCGCTGCCATCAGCAACCGCTCCCGACGCGTTGCACCGGCGGCATGAAATTCCCGCTGTTTTGGATACGGCCGATAGCGAGACAGCCTAGTGCGGTTTAGTCGTCGGTTCAGTTCCGCTGCGAGGTTCAGCCGTTCCCGCAACAGTTCCGAGTTGCTCGGCGATGGCTCGGTCGATAGCAGTAATTCGTTCACGAATTTGTTCATCCGTTAGGTTTTGCAGGTCGTGTTCGACCCGCACTTGCTTGGGCAAAATTGAAACGGCCACCTTCAGGTAGTCGGAGGGACGATCCTCTCGGGTTCGTCGAATGGCATCCGCTCCGCCCACAAGCCAGTCGGCGTAAAAGTCGCCGATGAACTGCTCGGAAAACTTGTTGCGCGACCCCTTTGGCCGGCCAGCCGGATTGCCGCTCTGACCGGGCTTCCAAGCCGCTTTGAGGCCCCGGTGTTTTGGCGGTGTATCTTCAGGTGACCCCGTGCCTTTTGTCACGATCTTGCCATCCCAAACTCGCGCCTGCTCGGTGGTGTACACTACTTTGTATCACAAAGCTTGCGTCCGTTGAAGATATGGGAGCTAGGGACAAAGGCCGACATCGGGCTATTTCGATGGCAAATTCCCCCCGTGCGTAGCTTGCCGGAAGGGCATGCCGAACGTGACTCGCGACAACTTGCCCTCAAACTACAAATTCCACGTCTGACATCGGAAGGATGATCTCGCACTCGAAGCCTTTTGTTGGCCAATTGAACTGCAACTCGCCCCTGATCCCTCCTATCATGCTCTCCACAACGCGCGTGCCGATGCCTACGCGCGAAGGCGCGTGAACGGGTGGCCCTCCGTTCTCGGTCCAACGGATGACGAGCATTTTGTCGTCTGCTGAACGTGACCATTTGACATCAATATTGCCCCCCATTACGGACAGTGCCCCATACTTAGCCGCGTTAGTCGACAGTTCGTGCATGGTCAATGCTAAGGTCTGGGCCGCATCTTGGGTCAGCAACACCGCTGGTCCGGCAATGCTGGCGCGCTCTCCTACCCGCCCATAAGGCGTCAACTCCTCCTCAACCAGCTTGCGCAGCTCAGCACCTGCCCAGCGCGATTGGACGAACAACGTATGGACGTTCGCAAGGGCCCGGATACGTCCTTCGAGCACCTGCTTGAGGCCGTCGGGGGTGTCGGACTGCGAGAGCCGCACCATCGCCTGAACAACCGCCAACATATTTTTGGCTCGATGCTCGGCCTCACGTGCGAGAATAGCAACTAGGCCCTCAGTCTTTTTGCGCTCAGTTACGTCGCGGGCAATTTTTGACGCACCGACGACTACTCCTTTTGCATTCCTAATGGGTGAAACCGTTAGCGAAATGTCGATCAGGCTCCCGTCTTTACGACGGCGAACAGTTTCAAAATGATCGACATGCTCACCGCGCCGGATACGTTCGAGGATTGCGAGCTCCTCAGTCTGGCGTTCCGGTGGCAAGAGGACGATCACTTGCTTCCCGATGACCTCCTCAGCCGAGTAGCCATAGATGCGCTGTGCCCCGGGGTTCCAACTGTTGATGATGCCGTTCAAGTCAGTGCTGATGATGGCATCGTCGGAGGAATGAACAATGGCCGAAATTCGCTGTTCGTATGCCTCAACCAGTTTGCGCGCGCTGATGTCTCGGGCAATTTTCGAGGCCCCTACGACAGCCCCCTGCGCATCCTTGATGGGCGAAACCGTCAACGAAATGTCGACGTAACTCCCGTCTTTGCGGCGCCGAACCGTTTCATAGTGATCGATGCGTTCACCACGCCGGATACGTTGGAGAATTGCGGGTTCTTCGTCGTGACGTTCTGGCGGTATCAAGATGGTCACCGGTCTGCCGACAGCCTCTTCGGCCGCGTAGCCAAAGAGCCGCTGCGCCCCTGGGTTCCAACTGGTGATGATGCCGTTCAGGTCTTTGGTAATAATGGCGTCATCGCTGAACTCGACAACCGCTGCAATTCGCTGCAGATCGGTCAGCGACATAGTCAGCGGTACTTCAACGCCTGACATGAGCTCCAACACTCTCGCGCCACCCGAAAATAAATTCTTCCGCTTGGTCAGTCCATCGGTATCCAGGCGGCCAACATCGAGGCGGACTGAGGCACTCGTGCTGGCGCCCTTGGAGGCGCGAGCGTTCTGTTCTGGCCGGTGGGTGATCATCAGCGTCCCAGGAATTTGCGTATCGCGTCGCTGCCCGATTTTCGCGCCTGTTCCCATGCACGCTTGCTGTCCGCTTCGGGTTGCGCCTGTAAGGTGCCGCGAACAACACTTTCAACCAATTCCGCCTCGCCGCACAGAACCAGGGTGAATGCAGCACTCGTGTTCGTGGTCGCGACACCGAACACGTAGGCGAGCTTGATCCCATGGGTGTTCATGCGTCTTCGCGCATATCCAGTCGCATCGCTCGTGGCGAGAAAATGTGCAAACGGCTCGGGATCGCCTGACCCCACCAGACAAACAACATAGGAAACAAAGTCGTCTCGCACTGCGGGCTCTGGTTTAGGTGTCATCGCTCACGCCGCAATCGCAATGTTCGTGGCGACCCGCCGCGTCCGCTGATCGGCAACGATGCGAGCGGGAGCCCCGGTGGATGTCGGCACCACGCGAGGCTCCCGTGTCGGGCGCAAAGGATGCCAGGCGGGGCAGAATTGGACCCGACGCTGAAACAATACGCCGACTTTGGCAAAGTTCCATATCCGACCGATGCAATGGAACCTCGAGGCGAAGCGAAGGTCGTTACGGAAGTCTTCGTAGAGGAAGCGCAGCTTTAACTAGGCAAGAGCCCCGACTAGGCAAAAGCCCCGGGAGGCATGCGACCTACATGTGTTGTCTTGCTCCCCCACGCGGTCTCGACGGTCACCATCCCATCTTCAACAGACCATGTGCCAATCAGCGTGACGCCGTCCATCTCTCGCGAGATATGGTTTTTGGTTATTTTTTCCGCAGCGAGACGAAAATCCCGCCGCGTAGAATTGGTCGTTCCTTTGGTTCGCTTCATTGGCTTTATTCGGCCAGTGGTTAGCCAATTCGCCAAAAAGCCCTTTATTGTCTATGAGCGCGGATAGAGAGGTTAGCCACGCTAACTTGTTGTTTTTTCATAGCTCGGACAGTCCGCATGGGTTGCAGTATGACCGCGGCAGGAGCGGTAACAAGGCGCGGCGCTTTGCGACAAAATTGAGGGATGGTTCTACCCTTCCCGCTGTGTGTTAAGAAAACACATGGCGCACATCGATACCGTGGTGATCGGCCTAGGCGTAATAGGCAGCGCGACCCTGCGCAGCCTCGCCGCGCGTGGTGTGCGCGCGTTCGGCATCGAGCGATT